CCCCCCCCCTTATTCCTTTCAAATATCTCTTCATCATTTACAGCAATAACAAAATTCATAACTCCTCCTTAAAATAATCTCGGATCATTTTTATGCGCTTCGCACTCTGCCATAATATCATCTTCTGTAATATTATGATGCTGGATAGTCAAGCCATTGTCTAAATTATGTTGACTTTGCCGATCCCTTCGTCCTTTTATTCTACGCTCGACCGCAAAACCAGGATCAGCCATCGCCCAGTGTGCGCCGTCAAAATGCTCATCTGCCAATGTGAAATTATCTCCGATTATCTGATGGTTTCCGTAAAGCAAATCGTAATTTATCGGAGTATTCAAAACTATCGGTTTGCAGTATGCGGCATTTATTCCCGATTCTCTGTTTGGATCGCCGTATCGTCTTTGCAAAATGATAGGCTTTTTTGTAATATCAAGATCATCATCATTTATATTCCTGTATACCTGCCACATTTTCGCCATTACGACATTGCCGTCAACCTGTGATAAAAAATTATAAGGGCTTTCATGCCATGGAGGGAATATAAATTCATCCGCATCTAATACATATATCCAATCCGATTCTATCGTTTTCAAGACCCGATTAATGTGGTCAGCTTTAATATTGTCATCCATCATATCGGGGAAAGTAAACTCCTCAACCTCGACATTATCAGCATTGTTTAATATCTCTCTTGTGCCGTCGGTTGTATCGCTGTCTAATAACACATGAATTTTATCGACATAGTCATAATGACTTAAGAAAAACGGCGCAAGAAATTCTTCGTTATACCAGACTGTTAAGATTTTAATTTCCAAAAATAGTACTCCCTTTGCCTTCTGTAGAATTTTCATCTTCTTGATTGTCGCCTCGGTAATTCCCAGGATACCATGTTTTAGCATTTCCATTTATAGAAATTTCATCAAGCTGTTCTATTATTATTTCAACCTTTTCTTGTTCCATGCACGGAAGGGTTAATCTTTTGAATAAACTAAATGTTGTCGGAGAGAATTTTTCTATTCTATTTTCAATAAGTTCTCGCTGATAAGGAATGGCCATCCCGCACAAATCGCAATATCTGGATACTTGATCTTGGAAATCTTCTGGTTTTCGTTTCCACCAATTCTGCGTCAGATCATATCCACCTTTCCCATCAAGTATAATGTCCAACGCTCCAGCGACCTCACAAAAAAAAGCACCCTTCGGCGTTATTGTCGGACACCAAGTTCTTTGCACCCAGCAATCATTTATTAGTTTATCACGCAAATTCACATCAGGAACTAAGTCGAAAATAGACAATGTGATCGGCTGGTGCTTACAAGTCTCTTGTTGCTGTTTGTTATGCTCGTTGTACGCGACAAATCCAAAAGTTTTGTCAATAATCGACTTCAGCTCGCTCCATCTGCTCCCGCCTGATGTCCATAAGCCCATCTTTTCTCTCGGAAATTTAGATTGAATCAGCTTGCAGCATCTTTCAAATTCAGGATGCCGGAGCGGTTCGCCTCCGATAATTCCAATTTTTGCAGGCCAATCTTTTAGGGAAATTAAAGCCTCCTCCAGTAACTCCAAACTCATGTGATATTTTTGGTCTTTCCTAATATGTTTGCTGTATCGTGAACAATACAAACAATCATGCCCGCAATAATTTGTTAGTTCGATTTGGCAACACCATGCCTCATTTATTGCTTTCATCCAATCCCCTTTTAATTATTTTGTTTGATATCACATGCCTTGAGTGATTATGTCTTGCGTTTGACTCTGTCGCCGTCGTTCAAATACAACTATGTTATTATAACATGCTATGCAATCAGTAAAACGTGCGAAATCCATAACAGGAAGCACTCCTCTGGTATGCGCAGCATTGATCTCGTCAAGTTTTTGCTTTACGAATTCCATAAAACTGCCATCTCGACCTACACCCCCACCAAATTCATCCCGATAGCTTGTGCATGTATCTTCTACCATGTATACACCATTCGAGTGCATACGGTTATAAAATAATTCAAAAGATGAAATTATGTCCTGCATCATATGGCTGCCGTCATCGAGTACAATGTCAATCCTGGGATACTTTGAAAAAATTGCATCGATCACAGCGGAATCATTTTGGTTGCCAATGAAAATATCAATACCATCATCCTCATGCACCTTGCACTCAGGATTTATGTCGATACCAATGATGCGGCTGCCTGAGCCAAAATACTCCTTCCACATTGATAGCGAGCCACCGCCCATTACACCGATCTCTATCATTACCGGTGAAATGTCTCGAAAACGTGCAAGATGACGCTCGTAGATATCGAAAAAATGAAGACATTTATTCAACCGCTTGTAAGAATTATTTAGGAAATATTTATGTAGGAACCCATCATTCATGTTACAAGCCAGGCTTCATTTAACTGTTTCATTTATTTTATCACCTTTAAGGTTGCATGTAATTCAATCCCATTCCTACTCATTTCTACAATTTCAAAATTATAAGGATAAGAGGAGTCTCTTTGGTATGGATCAGCAGTAACCGCCCTGACCATTGCCTCATTCCACCAGCTTAAATGATCAGGGAAAAAAGCCTCATGTGTGTCTGAATGTGGAACACGGATAATAAATGTCGCCCCATCTTTGCTTACCCGCCAGACTTCGGATAGCACAAAATATAAATCTTCCCCAGCGGGGATATGCTCCATGAAATGAGACGTATAAACTTCGTCGAATTTATTATCATCAAATGGCAACCCGCGCAAAACATCCCTAAGTACTTCTTGTCCATGAACATTTTCATCAAGATTGATATATCCTTCCATCGATGAAAAACCACAGCCCAAATTAAGTTTCATATATCTCCTCCAACCTCTTTTTTGCCATCTCCCGTAATGCCTCATTGTCATCTTCCAACCAGCCAGTATAGCCTTTAACCAATTCCTGACGGTCGTTTTTGAATTCTATAAAATCTTTGTTTGTAAATCCCTGATATCCGTAAACATATTTCCAAAGCACATAATCGGACTCTCTGTTTTCATTGCCTAAATGGAACGCTGTAATTTCTTTTATATACGCCCCATATTTCCCTGCTCCCCTGACTCGTTCCAGGAAATCAAGTTCCTCTCCTCCATATAGCGTATTGACTTTGCTTAATGTTCCGATATCGTTCAGCGTCTGAATCGGGAACATCACGCAGGAAAAACCAACGCACCCGACACGTGGAATTTGGATTGTATAATTCCCAATTTTCCTTTCAACAAAATCGCCTCCCTGTTTTGCACTATCGTCTATCGATGAGAGATAAGCCAATCTCGCATCTTGATTTAATACTTCCATCATAGGATAGTTCCATTTTTTGGGAACAATCGTATCATCGTCTAACTTGACAACATAATCAAAACCTTGATCCTTTCTGAAATCAAAGGCAAAATTAAAACCTCTATGGCATCCGACATTCTTGAGAGGATCAATAACTGTTGCGCCGCTTTGATTGATATATTTTTTTATCTCAGGATAAGGAGGATGATTGTAGACTAACACATGTTCATAGTTGCCTGTTGTGTTTTGTTTAACCGCTTCTACGCAGGCTCGGACTAAGTCTAATTTGTTATAAACACAAGTTATAACAAATAATTTTTTCTCCTTCATTACGATCCTCCTTTATTTATATCATGTTAAAATTTTTTAAAATTTCAAAGAATATCAACATTTCTTTGGTGTCGTTGCCAGCGTATCCAGATATTGCAGTAATTGCTTTTTCAGCGTTTGAAAGAGTATCCTGGATGAACCTTGCACCAATTGTGGCCTGTCCGTGCATAGTTTCATCATAAATTGTAAATAATTCTCGACATCTATCAATCTCTTTTCGTAACCCTTTAATTAAATCTTCTAACTTTTTCTCATCTTCTCGCTCGGCTTCAATTGCCCAATCAGGCGCAGAGGTAAATCTTTTCTCATTCATTACTATTCTCCTATAATTATTTTATTCAAAATTTGCTCTCTTTTTTTATTAACAGTACTTAATAATAAATTTTCTTTAATATATTCAAAAGACTTTTCATAATTCACTTTGCGCAAATCTGCATCGGACATTAGCAATTCCAATTTATCTTGGAAGTCATCCGCATTATCATAATTCAAAATCCCTGGTCTTATCCATTCCGGCATATTCGGCGCTAGTGTCACAGCTCCCGCATAAGTCATTTCCAGCCAACCGCAATTCGACTTCGCCATATTGAAATTATTAAATTCTAAAGGCACGATATAAATTGCCGGATTCATTCTTTTTATTGTTCTAAAATATAAAGACAAATTTAATTCAGGCATTATGTTTTTTCGTTGAATATTATCTGTAATATACCATAAATCATTTCCAATGAATTCCCAGTTCCATTTTGATTGATTTGCAACATCCCATATCTGTTTTGAGTATGTCAATAAATCTACTCGATGTGTCGTGCTGCCGCGCCAAATAATTATATTTTTATCTGAAAAATTATATTCAAAAGGGAAATTGTAATCATTATGAGCATTCGGAACTACTGTAATTTCCTTATCATAAAAAGTTGCAATCTCTTTTGCGATTGCAGGAGTGGCAACAGTCACAATATCAGCAAGCTGCACATTTTTCATAATAGTTTTCTGAGTAGCTCGATTATAAAAACTTGCATGAGGACTATGTGCAGGAAGACAAAACAAATTATCGTCAAAATCAACCCACAATTTAACGCCAAGATCTTTTACGATTTTCCCAGCTTCAAAATATTGAGGAGTATCCGGCCGTTCAAAAAATAAAATGTCAGTGTCCATCAAAATCTGCCACCCGATATCCTGAACTCCAGAAGTTTCAATATTTAATTTTGGGAATACCCCATGTGATCTGTAAAAACTACATGCTCCATGCGGGATGCTGCTCACAATTTTAATTTTCATTTATTATATTTTGTATTTCTTTTTTTATTTCTGGCCAATTCTGGCGCATTGTTGAGGATGGATCGGTGAGTAAATTGATCATTATGGACTTACAATAGCGTTGTATCGTTCTCATGTCAAGATTATATTTTTTTTCTAGCTCCCTTTGAGACATTCCACAATAATAATTTTCAAATATTTCGCCCCATTCTTTATTTAGGTATAATTTAATCATGTTGTCTCTAATGTCGTTGGCTCGCTGGTGCATCTGCAATTATAATCCTCACCAGGATGTTTTGCAGTCGGATTGCTCAATTGACCTGTCATCCTGGCGCCATCCTTCCATGAAAAAACCTGTCCGTCTAATTCAATATGGGAAGTTTCATCTTTCGGATCATTTCCTCGAACATGAGAATCCCCTACTGTGTGCCAAATATAATTATTGAATCCCGCCTGAGTTTGACGTGTTTTTGTAAATTCTGTATATGCAGTCCCGACTTGATCTCTTGCCCAAAATTCAGCACGTTTCACATTGCCGTCTGTAAATTCTACAAGATTTTTAGAAAGCGTCTGCATGCTGCCGCCTTCCAGGAAAGTCTGACTTGCAAGATTAGAAATTTCAGGTATGAACTCTTTACCAAGGGTTGAAACTAGTTCAATATTATTTTTTATATATGTATTTATAAAATCATCAACAAAGGGATTCTCTTTTTCAAAAAAAATCGGGATAATAGGCTTTTTCTTTGTTATCAATTGCGTTTTCTTTATCGCTTTTTCTGTTTTCCGATATGCCCACGAGTCAAGTAATAAAGCAACTTTCTCAATCTCCGATCCGATATATCCTTCTGCTATCAAAGACATTCTCAAGTTTTCCTGCAACTCGTTTTCTAATGCGCCAAAATTATCAGCATCCAGTTTGATCTTTTCTTGCTCTTGCTTGAATTGCTTTTTCAAAATAGGAATAACCATTTTAGATAATTTCAAAATAACATTCCTAAATAAAATTTCTTGTTGTTTCTCAATGTGGAAAGGAAACGTGTTGTCTTTTCTCATTTTCTTAAATGCTATTCCTCATCTACTTCTTTCTCAATCGGCACGTCCGGTTCATCTTCATCATCAGGCTCTACAATTTCTGGTTCTTCTAAGTCTGGCGGAAAATTTCTGTCCATAACAAATGGCTCTAATCCTTTATATCGAGAATCAATATCTCGCAATTCTTCAGGACTAGACTTGCCAAGTGTAATCTCAATTTGATCTCTTTGTGAATTTTTCAAATCAACATCTGCTTGCGAGATCGGATCGAGCTTCCATAATGAATTAAATTCAAACTCTACTTTTAAATTTTCTATATCCCCATTTACCGCTTTCCAAATTTCGCCTCGTTCTTCTCTTACAATCAAATCAATTATTTTTTCAATGATTGGCCTGATGTCATTCTCTTGGAATTTCGCAATCTGAGCATAATAATTTATAGTGTCAAACTCTCCCGCTGTAACCACGCCATGCGCCTTGCCCAACAATATCAATTTTGGAATTCTTGAAAGACCAGCCAGATTATCAAAGATGAAATCGAAAAGCTCTTTCATCCCTTCGATTTTGAAAGTCAGCATTTCAAAACTTTCGTCTTGCATCAAAGAAAAAACCGACTGCGTATCCATCAAATGCTTTATTTTCGCCAGCAGTTCAGCTTTCTGAGTTATATTCAAATTTGCAATCGCATCTGATTTGAAAATTCTTACTGCCATTGCCATTAAAATAGAATTCGTACTCCATAAAGCCGAATCTTGCGCAACAATTGCATCGTTAATAATCTGAACAATCGATAATCCAGTTTCCAAAGAAGGGATTAAAGAATTAACAAGCCATGTCAGACGCGATGGATGAATCTCTTGTCCTGCTATTGTGAAACGCATCTGATTATAATCTCTCTCCGTGGGATTGTTTTTGTTGAGATTTTGAATAATAACTTTATCAGGATTATCAATTACATTTATAAATTCAATTGCTTTTATCGCTTTAGGCATAGGTAATGCCAGAATTGAGCCCTGTTGTATCTGATGAGCAGTAATCCCATAATATAAAAAACTCCCTTTTGAATAAAGTCTTGCATACCGAATTAAATTTTTTATCTGCTCCTGAATTCCTAGTTCCTTAATCCTATCCTCAACCATTTCTTGTATTTCTTGATTTTCAACATCCTCATAAACCGCCGATACCTCAATCCATTCCCTCGTCGCATCCTCAGCCGGTTGATCTACAATATTTTGAACAAATCCATTCGCAATGTACATCCCCAAATTTTGTTGATTTGTTTTAAATTTGTAATTCCCGATAAGCCGTGTTGTTTTATCAGTACTTGACCCCCTCGCTGTCATCGGATCGACAAGCGCATCAATTTTGATTTTCATGTCATTAAATTCTTTTTTCTTAACCCACATTTTATATTCCGAACCTCTCTAAGATATTTGATCCGCCAATTTTCAACTCTCGGATTAAAGATGCTAAACTGTCCGCTGCATCTTTCAAATCTGCGTCTTCAGTATAATCTAAAATCTGGTTCATATATTCCGGCTGGCAATCTTCAGCAAATAATAACTTATTCCAGTTATGCTTTGCGAAGGACACGATCTTGATATGTTTGTTCGCCGTTTCATTTTTCCCGATTACGACCGGATACATGGCTGATAAATCTCTTTTGGAAAATCCCTTGTCTGCATTTGTCTCAACGTACAATGACCCGCCATGATATCGATTGCAGCATTCAACAACCTTCGTATAGCAATCTATC